TAGCTGGGCGCGAAAACATCTCAGCAATACCACGGGTCATTGGGCCGTACATACCGCTATCTTCAACAGGTAGTTGATCCCAAGTAAACCCCGCTAGCCTTAAATCGCTAGGCTGTCCAAGTCTTACTGCCCCTTGATTCTGAAACCGCTGCACATCCCCACCACCGGCAAATGCAATCATGCCGCCATCAGCATAGTCAAACATGTTGTCAGGCACGGGTAGGCCGGAGATGCCACGCTCCATCGCAGGTGATGGCACTTGGTTATTACTAATAGCAACTTGACCGCCGTAGGCCATACCAACTGGAGCTTGGGGAGCCATAGCAGACATGCCCATTGGTTGTGGGGGAGGTGCCATCCCAACATCCTGAGCTACGGTAGAACCGGACGGTGGTTGAGTGTTTGCAGCAACAATCCGTTGGATCGTCATCATCGCCATAAGTGCCGTCGTGGGATCAATCTTCCCCGCAGCAGCGTCCATCTTTAGGCGTTGCACATTAGATCCATAAGTGGCAACAATGTCACCAACCGTACGATCTGCGGTCCTATTGACCGCTTTTTCTAGTGTCCGAAGGCTCATCCTTTACCCCCGCCAAGCATGTTATACAGTCCAATCCCTGTCAAGCCCAAGCCAGTCAACTGACTAGCAAAGCTCGGTGGGGGCGTTGTTGCCGTTTGTGTTGAACCCTGCATCGGTATACCACGCAGCAAGTTAGAGAGCTGCCCAACCTGAGTCTGCCCGTATTGAGCTTGTTCTGTAAGTTGTTGACGCTGAGCGTCCATTTTTTGTTGCTCAATGGCACGCTGTAAGTCACCAAAGGCACCCTGCGTCTTAAGTAGATCAAGCTGACCTGCAAGTTGTTGTGTGCCAAGCTGACCAAACGTACCTGCCAACCCACCAAGTCCTTGAGCCGCACCCATCCTAGTCTGTGCGGCTTGCTGCTGCGCTGCTTGATTTGCTAACTGTGCCTGAAGATCTTGTCCTGCACCAAGCTGCTGAACCCCAAGTGCTGCTTGCAGGTTCTGACTACCGATACCCATCTGTGCGGCACGATCACGTTCAAACTGGGCTTGGGCGTTTTCAAACGCAGACTGTAGACCTTTAGCCTGAATATCTGCCAGTGTTGATTGAAGCCCCGCTTCTCTTGAACCTTGGAGAAGCGTTTGCCTAGCGCCACCATAAGTGCCTTGACGCGCCGCAGCAAGATTTTGTCCTAGCTGCGATTCCCTAGCTGCCTTAATTGCTGCTGCTTGCTGTCTATCTACGACCGACTGCATGTACGGTGACATGTAGGCTTGGGCTTCTGCGGCGCTAAATTGCCGAGCAGGGTCAAGCTGATAAGTCGTTAGCTGCGGTGCAGCAACTCCCATACCCTGATAATTTTGAAGTGCTTGCAGTCCTGATGCCGCTGCTTGCCCAGCCTGTGTACCTAGTTGATACTGCCCAGGCGTACCCATCGCGCCGAGTTGCGTACCAACAGCTTCTTGGAAAGGTGAAAGACCAGCAACGCTACCTCTGCCCAACAATCCCGCTTGCTCTAAGGGCTTATACAGCTCGCTATACGCCGCAGCACCTGTCAACTTACTTGGGAATATTTCAGATATACCACGACCGATAAGTCCTGGCGCATAACCTGTTTCGCCTTCTTTGCCGGTTCCTAGATAAAACTGCTCTAGGACTTTTGGTATCTCGGCTGCGGTGGTAATTGTTTGCGTAGTGCTCATAGCTATTTCCTTAAGCAGGCATCAAACGACCCGTGTCTACTTCGGGTGGTTGTCTTGTTGTGCCATGTCGTGCTTTTCTAACTCGATCCATCATGGCATAAAGTTTCTTAGACCCAGCGTTACTGGAGCCGTTACCTAGATCTGCAACAACATCGGCAGGGATCACAAACTCTCCATCGGCAAGACGCGCCTCTTGAACACCCTCGATGGTAGCAGGCACACTATCACTCATGCCATCCCCTGCGCCATTTATTGTGCGTGGTTCGTTAGCAGGCCCAGTAGCACCCCCCGCAGCAAGTGCGCCAAGCCCAGCCATACCTCCTGAAGCTGCTTTGAAAGGTACTAAACCTAACGACGTTTCAAACGCTTGTAACCCAACACGCTTTTTACGTTTTTCTTCCGCTTCCTGCGCTGCCATAGCTTGTGCAACTTTATCACCTTCAGACACCATACCGGCTGAACTAACCGCTAATGGCACCGCATATAGTGTGTCTATAGGTTGGTCTACTTTAGCTTGTAAATTTTCTAGCCCAACGGCTACTTTGTCGGTTAATGAGGTTGGGGTTGGAGTTGCGCCCATCCGTCGGGTTGGAGAGACATAATCTTGTAAGGTATTTGAACTAGGAGCCATTCCCCGCACTTGTTCAGCAACGCTAGCGTCTCCAGCAGGTACGCCGACATTTGGAGGAAAATCCAAAGAAGCAGTTCCAGTTGGATTAACAACTGTCCTAGCAATTTCTCCAGCATCTCCTAATGCCTGTACTGGTGGGGTAAGCCCACTCGTAGATGTTGCCGCCGCTGCCTCTGCACCTGTGGGTGCGGCTCCGCTTGTAAGCCCAAGGTTTTGTGCGGCACTGCCAATGCCATAAGACATTAAGCCTGACATCAGACCGCGTTTAAAGTCAAAGCCTTTCTCGCCACCAAGACCACCAGCAACACCAGAAATTAGTGCTTTAGCAGCAAGACCTAAGCCGGGGATGAATGGCACGATGAACGGTGCTACTTTACCTACAGTCTTTAATACTTTCCTCCAACTGAAGTACTCAGGCAAGCCAGTCTGTGGATTTATAGTACCCGCACCGCCTGCGGCTTGTAGCATCTGAGCTTCTTCGGGGCTGATGTGGGCTAGCATCGTGTCGCCAAACCGACCCTTTTGTGCCATCTCTTGAGCGTAGCCTTTCATAGCAATACTGCCTAGACCACGACCGACACCACCACCTTCGGCATATCCTTGAGGGAACAATAAATTATTAGCCGCGTTACGATAATTAACATCAGATTTATATCTTTGATCATACTGCGATATGATTTTTTGAATTTGTTCTGGAGTTACTCCTTTATTGAGCATTTCTCTAACGTACCCCTGCTTTGTTGGTACATCAGCAGTTGTATCCCAATTTATTCCAGATACGTTATATGTTGTTGGAAACAATAAATTATTAATTACGTCACGGTTTACATCTGTTCGATACCCCCGATCATACTGAGCTATCTTATTTTGAATTTGTTCTGGAGTTAGCCCTTTATCCAGCATACTTTGAACATAACCTTGTTTTGTCGCTAGATCCGCAGATGTATCCCAATTTATTCCAAAAACATTATAGTTAGGAGCTGTCGTAACTCTAGAAAACATCGATGCTGGGAAATATTCGGCACCTGTCCGTCCTTGGCGAATCATCATCTCCCGTAACGCCATCTCTCTATCAGCAGGACTCATGTTTGCCAAGGCAGCAGCTTCTAAGCCTTTAAGCTCAGGGCCAAATACAACATTACGTGGCACATCAAAAACACCCTGCTTACGAGCTAGTTCTACCGTAGCGGGAGTAAGCCCAAAATCCTCAAACGAGAACTTCTTCTCGCCAGCCATTTCTGTTTTGCCGCCCTCGGCAAGGGCTATTGGTCCTCCCGCTCTATTATTTTCGGTAGGCGGTACCGCTTCTTCAATAGGCGCATCTGGACCTTGACGGTCTCCAAACAATATCCCAGGTATATCTAAATACCCTAAGTCAAAATAATCTTTATCTACTCCGTCAGTTGTAGTATCACCAACATCACTTACGCCACCTACGCCACCTACGCCACCTATACCACCTACGCCACCACCTACACCTATACCACCTGCACCACCTCCAACAGTGGCACCTTCACCTCCAACAGTATTACCCGCACCTCCAACAGTATTACCCGCACCTCCAACAGTATTTGTTCCTAAAGAACTAGGTGTCCCGCCGTAAGTTAACGAAGGAGCAGCTAACGCATTGATCTGTGGAAGAGCAACTTGTTTTGCAGCGTTTATAGCTGCCGTCCTATCTGCGGCTAATTGTTTCTGTGCAAAAAACTCTGTAGGGGTCATCCCAATTGCAGCTTGTATGTCAGTCTCTGGGATGTTGTACCGAGACATTTCGTACGCAGTAGACTGCGGTGTGATCGATGGATCTGCAAAATAGTTTGCGATATTCTTAAAGTACTGGGACTCCCCGATACCCCCAGGACGAGTTGCATAAGAAAGCCCTGCGGAAGGCTGTTCAGTCAGCACCCCCATACCTCCAGGCCCAATCGAACGAGTCATCGTCCGCAAATTAGGCTGACCAACATACTGAGAAACAAGTTGTCCTAACCCACGCGACGGCGCTAGTTGAGTTGGTGCTTCGTAAGGCGCACGAAATCCTGTTGGTACTGCACTCGTAGGAGCACCTTTAGGTAAACCCAAAAGCTGAAATGCTTCATCAGTAGCATTTGCTGGGTCGTTATATTTAATAATGGATTTAATTTGATCCGGGGTGTACATCCTTAACAGGCTTTGGACATACCCGCGTTTGGTATCTAAGCTAGCACCACTGTTCCATTGCAGCCCACCAATGTTGTAGATTCTGCTTGAGGTTGGAATGTCTGCGGCAACCGCATTAAGCCCGGTATTTGCGGCAGGAAACAACAAACTATCAGCCGCAGTTCGGTACGTAGCATCAGTCCGATACTGTGGGTCATATTGAGTCAAAGCTTCTCTAATTTCGGTAGGTGTAATACCTTTGGCAAGAAGTGTCTGAACATATCCTTGTTTTGTAGCTATATCTGCGCCTGGATTCCAGTCCACCCCATAGATTGAATATGAACGGGACGGCGTAATCGCAGAAATTCCTTGATTAGTTTGATTAGTTTGATTAGTTTGATTAGTTTGATTAGTTTGATTAGTTTGATTAGTTTGATTAGCGTTTGATAACGTAGCAAACTGTTCGTCTATCTGTAAGATTTTATCTGCTGCTGCGCGATATGTAGCATCGTTTTTATAGTCTGGGTCATTTTGCGAAATAAGATTTTTAATTGTCTGAGGCATAACCCCAGCTTTAATAAGATCTCCAACAATATCGCGTTTTGCACCTGCACTGGACTCAGTGTCCCAGACTATGCTCTTACCCGTTGCGTCTTTATACCCAGTATTGATTTCAGCCATGATTTACCTCACGCAGATACCCATGTTGCGGTAGCAATAACTGAAGGTATTGCTGGCCTAGTTGGAGATGTTGGTGCTGCATAGTATGTAATTGATACATCAGTGCTTGTGGTACGCCACATTAATTGAACATAATTAGTTGCTTTAACAGCAACAAAGAAATTAAGCGCCCCGACTAAATGAAATGGGTCGCCTACAGATTTCCTAGCCGCAAGTCCAAATCGGGTATTGGAGTTAGCTATGTCAGTACCGTTTAGTCTGAACCAAATATCAACATCTTGAGGGGCGTTACCAGCGTTGGACAACTGAATACTGAACTGGATATTGTACGTTCCAGACGTATCGAATGTTATCCTAGAACTACTAGCTATACCAACCCCAAGAGAAATGTCGGTCGTGTTAAACGTAATGGGGTATGCAGTGGTGGTTGAAGCCGCAGTTTGAGTTGTCGTATCATAAAACGACCCATGCGGGGCAACAAAATTATCGACTTGGTTAAAATACAAGCGCAACGTACGGTTAAGCTCGTTTTGCTGCCTTACATCATATTGTGGTGTTGGCAGTGGTAGTGCCGGAGATTTGAAGTAGAAAAAGGACATGCCTACCTCTTACCGTCCGGGCGAACATCAAGACGAAGCGAACCCAACTGCCACTGCACCCCAAGATCGGTGGACTCTACCTTTAATGCCATCTGTCTACCACGGGCACGGATAAATACCTGCTCTGTGTACTGGTCAATCGTTGCGCTACTAGAGATAACACTCTGAGTATTAGATGCCATCGTATTTGTAGCCGACCCAGAAAAACGTTTTGGCTCTACTGTTAGCGTTATCGTCGGTGAAGCTGCTGTGGATTCAGTAAAATTAAGATCGGGAATAATTCTGCGAGTAAGCATGAACTGCTCACCGTCCGCTAAATCAAAGTCAGACGATGCTATGTAAGAAGTCATGGCGGCATCACCATCATTAACGCCGTACTCATGCACGTACTGATAACCAACCGAGGCGTTTTCTTCTGTTACTGATGCTACCGGATAGCTACGAAGCGCTGTATCAAGCCAAGCAGTACGTACAAGTTCTCCGTAATACCATGCGTTCTCTAAATGATTGAATATGACGTAACGGTCATTCCAGTTAGAATTTTGGCTTGGGTAAAACCACCATATCTCAGTAAAGCCTTCGTTTGTGCCAGCTACAATTTGATCGACTTGATTGTAGTTAAGGTCTTGGAAAACAAACTGTCTGAGCGTACAAGGTAAGGTCTGTACCTGACCTGAGTAAACATAAAACTTATCCTGCCCCATCCAATAAGTGACGTTGTTAGCTGTAGCTACAGCACGGGGGCTCATAATTGATATGTTGTCTGCAAGTTCCTGTAACCCAAACACATCTGTTGTACCAAGAAATTGCAGTGAGTAAAGGCTAGAGTTAGTCCAAGTAAGTATTTCCTGGCGTGTGGCTAGCGCACGAATAATTTTAGACCCACGGGAGACTCTTATAAATCCTGCTGAAGTTGTCGTTGATGGTGTCCAGTTTTGGGGTTCGTCTTGGTTAGCCCAGCGGATAAGAAGAGGGTCAAAGTCAGTCGCCGCACCGCCGTAAGGTTGGCACCCAAATGCCAAAAGATGTTTGTCGTTGGGGGAGACAAGCACTTGCATAGCAGAAGTTGGCACATCTGCCGCCCCCGATAGAGAAGATAACGCTACCGCTCTGGTATTAAGCGCCGTCGATGGGCTAGTTAAAGAACCGCGCTCCCAGTAATAAATCTTACCGTTGCGGATATTCATGACAAGATCATTGTCAAAATTATCAAACCACCAATCACGCTGCTGCAACGATATTGGCGCAGTACTGCCATAGCCCCAAGCTGTTGAACCGTAACCACCAGTACCCCAACCATAACCGTAGGTTGTTGATACGTACCCAGAAGAAATCGCATACTTCGCAACAGTAGCCCCACCACCCCCACCAGACACACTAGCGTTTGCGGTTACCGTAACAATCTGCGCTAAATCATCACTACGTGCGCGTATCGTAAAAGTCTTTGGTGGCCCTGCGGTAACAGACAACACTTCGTAATCTTGGTTAAGCACCGTCGCAGTGATGTTGCTAGCACCTAATGTTGCGGCACTACTGAACGTAACAAAATCCCCAACCGCTAGATCCGCTGGGTAGCTTGCATCAGTGACTGTAATAATTGAACTACCACTTACACAGGTAAACGTTGCAGTACCTGTTGTCGTTGCGCTTAGCGGTGTGATGTTGTAGTACGAACCACCTGCTTCGATGTAGACGTGATTATTAGTCCCTAACGCAAGGAAATTATCCGTATAAGTCGTTATCCAGTTAAATAACTGTCGGCATGTCCCAAAGAAAAACCTAGTGCTGTATTTATACCAACCACCTATTTTTTGTGGGTAGCCTGAAAAGAATCGGATCTTGTCGCACTCATACCAACCACCCTCGCCTGAATAGCTCGTTTGGTCTCGGTTGACCCCTGGTCTAAAATTGAGTTTGAGGAATGGCATCGATCACCTCATTAAGGCAGCTTCTGCCGCACGGCGACGGGTAAGGCCGGGAAGAACTCGACCGGCAGCTTTATTCCAGAGCATACATTGGTCTGCTGCACCATCCCAATCCCCCGCATTAATACGTTTCTTAAATGTGGAAATCTGATAATTCCTTGGGCCTAGATTGTAAACCCAGCTAATCACTGCGGCAATGCGCCTTGGTAGCGCGGTTTGGATGGTAGGGGACTGTTTAATCAGCTCTCGCCAAAAATACTCAACGTGATGATCCAGCGCATCTTCACATTGCTGCATCGTCCAGATTGTGCCGGGATTAATCTCAGGGCCGGTTGCACCCCAGCCGATTGTCCAAGGATGCCCACGGGTTCCGGGGTCGGGATAAGCTGTTACTCGTCCGTCAGGCAAACGCTTTGCCAAGCCTTCAAAGGGCTTAATCAATACATCCTTGCAAAGCTTCTTTGCCTCATTCATGACTTTTGATACTTTTCTATACTTCTCCCGACGAACCAAAAACTGATCATCATGTTCAGCATGGCGAAATCATCTTCGTCGTAGGACTTGGTTAAGACCTCGGCCCAGTTCGCGTTGGTTTGAAAGGCAATCGTTAGCCCCGCGACTTTAACAGCCACATATACGCCAAATGCAATCCAAGTAAGACCGGGGCGTGTAATAGCAGTGATGAAACTTGCAAGCCATCCTGCCTCTTTAGCAGTCTGAGCCTGTTCTTTAAAAGCCTCTTTAATCGTGTCCATCTGCTGGATAGAGTAGTCAACATACTTCTCCTCCATCTTGAATTCACCGCGCATCTTCTCCAGATCGGTCTGTAGCTGAAACATGCTGAGTTCATGCTGGCGCTCGTTCTTTTTGTCCAAGAACTTTAAAACTTCAGGAGCAAGCCTGAACAGGCCACCAAAAATGCTGCCGAGCAAACCACCACCAAGAAGCTCAAACATCAGTGTTCCCCATTCTTGTTAATCTCTTCTTTAGCCTTGCGTGTTTCACGTTCAATCTTATCGCCTCGGAGCTTTCGTACTGTGTCAATCTTTTCATCAAGCCGAATCAAATCGTTATCGTGCATCCGAATCCGATCAATCAAGGATATAACCGATTTTTTCGCGGCTGAAAGCACCGGATCAATTTCCTCGGTTGACCACTTCCAAACGTAATACACAAGATATATAAGACCACCGACTGCTAAGGTTGGGAAGCCATACTCCTCAATCAGCTTGCTGATGTTGAAGTCCATTAGTCTTTCCGGTTATCCGCTTTTTCTGCACGGGCTATCCGGTCATAATCAGGTTCTAACCCAAGCGAATGCGTGACCTTGATGTCTATCCGTTGAAGCTGCGTATTCATCGTATCAATGCGATGCTCTAGCTGTGTAATGATGGTGGAAATTGAATTGATGGAGCTTGTGACCCCTGCCAAGATGTACTT